AGGAAAACCCAGGGGCTGTAAGATGTAAGGCTACTCTACCAATTAACCGTAAGGTGCATAAGTAGGTGAGGATTCAAGTCCTGTTACAACACAATGAGCCCTACGGTTGGTAACAACCATATTCCCATATGTGTGTACTTTCTGAACGAATGTGTTACTCTTTGTATCTTCAATCATATCAGATGCAGTGAATTTTGCACCAGAGTTGAAGAACATATAGAGATAGTTCGTATTCAAGAAATAGATGCGACCATCGTAACCATATCGGTCAGCCGATCCATCTGCAACATCCTGCTGTGAAACCATATCCTGGTCTGCAACGATGTCAATTCCTCTGAAATTCAATGCAGTAAAACCCATTGAACCCATACGCTCTGACATTTTACTACCTGTCTTTCTTGGATCGAGTTCGTTCTCAATGAGGTCATAGATCTCTTGAGGGCATACGATCACATCTGGATTCTCACCAGTGTATCCACGAGCATTTGCAACACCACGAGCCAATATCTTCAAGATATAAGTATCTTTTGAAGAATCAACCATATCAGATTTTGCTATGTAAGCACCAGCACCTGCATCTGGAGAATCATCTGCAATGTTTCCAGTATCGCCAGAGAAATCAGCCTGTGATAATACAGGAGTAGACCACCAGGTGTTTGTTGCTGGAGAATCATCGTAAGCAATTCCACCAACTGTACCAGCAGTTTCACTTAATAATACTCCTAATGGATTAAAAGCATCAGTAGTTGCTGTAGTAGCAAACAAATTCTGTGCAACAGTCTTTTCCAAACCTTTCTGAAGGTTCTTGACTTTAGCACCAACAATGTTCTTAATAGCCTGTGGGCTATTCATTAGCAATGTCTCTTCCTTTGTTAAAAGAAAATGACCTGTAAGCATTGTAGGTTTAAAAGATGCTGTTTGTGCAATGTCAGCAATCGCTGGTGTGTATGCACTGCCAAGACCGTGTTGGTCTCCCCAGGCACTTGCACCACCATCTGCATATTCGACTGGTACAACGATATCTCTACCGTTGAATGTTTTTGCCTTTTGTTTCAGCAATGCCAATAATGGATGACTCTTTTTGAAAATTTGGTCATACAAAACAGGCATATAATACTGCTGAATAAGGGCACTTAATGAACCGCCTGGAGCAGATCCACTTGTTAGTATGTTAGACATATACTGTCTCCTTTATTCTGATTTTATGTGTTAAAAAAAGAAACAACATCGATGTCATCGTAATTCGTGATCTTGTCCTGCTTATCACTCTTGACACCAACATTCTTCTGTACATTCACTGGGACAGATGGTTTTGGTTTTGCCTTGACCTCTTCCTTGGGTTTGTCAAAGTTCATTACCTTATATGCTTCTTCCAGGGTAAGCAGTCTTCCATCCTGTTCGTGTGTCCTAATAGCGTGATCCAAGACTTCCTGGACCTGCTTATCATTTAACGAATAAGTTGATTTGAGTTCTGCCATTGACTGGTCCAAAACATTTTGTGCTTCCATCTGTGCCACTTGTTCCTGGGCTTCTTTCAATTCTGCTTCCCAGGGGTTCGGAAGGTCTTTATTATCCATTTGTAGGGACTGTTTAAATAGTTGCCCTGCTTCTTTACCGAGTTCATCTTCTATCGCTTCCATAAGCGTATCAGAGAAATCTTCCGACTCTTTTATTTTCTCCACCAACTGCACCAAAGGCTCTACTGCCCTACGCTGATCGGCTACTTCCTGGGCTTTCTCCGTATTGGATTTATTCCATTCGTGACGATTGTCAGCATCTTTCTTCCAGGATTCTATATCAGATTGAGTGTATCGTGAGCCATCTTCTGTTTCATAAACAACTGATGATTCATCAGGGGTTTCACTAACCGTATCGGTTTGCTCTTGTTCACTATCTGAAAGTTCCTGTTCTGGTTCATTGGTTTCTGTTGTTTCGGCTGGTTCTACTGACTCTGTGGTCACAGCCTGTTCTGTATCGGATTCCTGGGTTGATTGCTCTCCAAAGAGTTCTCCAGGTATCGAAATATTATCGTAGTTATCTGTTGAAGGGATTTCTGTCCCTTCCATTTGAGCAGGTGGATTATTACCCACATAGATCTGCTCTGATTCAGGTTGTACATCTAAATTATTTGTTCCTGTTATATTGATTTCAGCCATTTTCTTTTCCTTTCAGTTGGTCTTTCGACACTGGTTTGGTTGCAAAGAACATTAATAGAACCGTTCTCTTTCCTTGATGTGGTTCTACCATATGCCTTGCAGGGTTATTGAATTTTCCTGCTGTGTAACAAACACCATTTAAATAATGGTCCTTTAATTCTTGTGGCTCTCCATCTATCTCAAAGAATATCCTGCCACCTGTAAATTGTTTTGGATCAGATAAAAGCACCGTAGTACCGATCTGACACCACGCCATATGGTTATCAACAAACTTTCCTTCTATTAGTTTACAGCCATCAAAATGCCATTCGTGTCCCTTTGGGCGTGTCTCAATTCGCCAATAACTGGGACTTTCTAATATAAACTCCTGATCATCTATCATTGATTGATACCTTTTTGCCACTTTTTGCACCAATTCGTGAGAAAAGTTAGAATTTGAGTGATTTCTTTGCCCCAAATCGGCTATATCTTTTGCTTCGTCAGGGGTAAGTATGCCTAAATACTGTTGATACAATTAATATCCTTTGGTCTTTGCTAATGCTTTCTTGTAATTCTTCATTCCTGCTTCGGTGTACTTGAACTTCTTTTTCTTACCTTTGACCTTTAGTTCTGGCATTGTTCTATCCTTTTGTTATGTGATGGGCAGAGTATAAACCTCAAGCCCTGGGCTGGTCCATTTCTGGATCCTCTCCCTGCCCACCAACCAATCCTGCTACGGTTATGATTCGTTCCTGGATCTCACCAGGTAATTGTTGAAAATCTGGTGACTCTGTAAGTGCTGGGTTTCCTATGATCATTTGTGCCAGGGCTTCTTCCCCTGGTCCACCTGGACCTTCCTGAAGTACCTGGGCTACCAATGAACCTAATTGCTGTTGCATCTGTTCAGCCTGTTGCACCTGCTGTTGTGGTGGTATCTGTTGATTTCTCACATACCAGTTCTGTATCACATCCTGCTTATCCGATATATTCAAAGCATTGACCACTTCTTCAATACCATAGACACCCAACTGAAATAATTCTAACGCCCTTTCTTCATTGGCAACCCGACCTTGTGCATATCGACTACCAGTAGTGACATCTACATCAAATTCACTATCCTGTAATCGCTTGGCAGTACCTGGATCAAACTCTGGTGTTCCCTCCATATTGCCATCTGCATCGTATACAGCCATCGGATCAAACTCGGTGAACTCAAACTGTCCTTCTGCATCTCGCTCCCTGATAGAACGTATCTCTTCATCAAAGGTCAGTATCATCTGGACCATATATTCACCAATTTCTTTAGTGAGCCTTGCTACTTCCTTATTGATCTTGAATCGTTGCCTGGTCTGACTTGCTTCTTGGAGAGCGACAATGGCCCTACCTGATGTAACTCCACCTGGTTTACGACCTTGAGTCACATCATTCACACCTGTGATATGCTCCATAAATTGTCCTACCTGACTAATGTAATTCTGTATGTATCCAGGGATGGGTGGTGGCATCTCAAAGGTCACATCTGAAGGATCTACAACCGTGATCTCTTCACCTGGAGCCCCTGTTATTGGTCTGGTCATTTGCCCTTTGGCTCTCTGTGTCACCTTTCTGATAGGAAATCCCATCTTTCTGATGTTTTCATTGACCGCACTAAAGGTCTCATTCAATGCTTTGGTCTGGGTACGAACCAGGTCCACTTCACCTATTCCCCAAAAGTTGTGTGGTGATTTGTAGTTAGACACCATAAACACTGGCATCCTGTACAGTTCCAATGGTTCATCTACGACTAATTGGTCCCCAACAACTATTGTATGCCGACCATTTGGATATTTCTCTTTATCCTGTTCATTACTATAGCATTCAATGACCAATGCCATATCGTATTCACTTTCTACATTAGCACTCTCTATACCACCATTATCATCTACCTTCTGGTATGCCTTATAATCATTTAATCTGCCATCGGCTGGAGCCTTGATACCAAACTCTCTGTATATCCTGGATGTTTCCATTGGCACAGCAAACATAAAATACTCACCAGCCTTGAGATCCAGGTCTGTGGCATATGGATGAGGTACTACCGTGAATGGATCGATGACCTGGATGTCAAAGCCCTTGAACACACCTTCGTCTGTAACGATAGGTAATATCTGCAAGAATCCATTACTATAAATAAGGCTATCTTTCACAGCCTGTAATATTTGTCCATAGAGATCGGTCTCTTCCACGATCTGCTGAAATCTCTTCTGCATCATCTCACTAAAGAAGATGTCATTCTTTTCCCTGGGCATCACATCTACTGTAGGCTGGAAGTCATTGATGATAGGTAGAATGGTTTCGACCACTGCCAAAGGAAAGTTGAATATCATCCTGGACTGACTCTCTGCACCTTTAGTTGGATTAGCCCAGTGTCTACCATAATACAAGCGTTCATTCTTACGCCATCTATCCGCCTGGTTCTCTCTTGCTTTCTTGCTCTTATCAAGCCAATTCTGTATCTGTGGTATTCGTTCTGCTACATCTGCAACCTGGTCCAAAGCAGACTGCTGATCTGAAGCATTCGTGTAATCCATTCCTGCCATTAGATGTTATCCCATTGCGGTTGTGAATGATCCACATCAACAACAATACTGTCAATGAATCGTTCTGTTTCATTTCTTTCATCAGGCTTCTTGGCACTTCGCACCACTTCACCTACTAAATATCTTAAACTATCCACAGCGTGGTCATCCTTCTTTAATGGCTTCTCTGGTGAGTTCAGGTCCATCTTTGATGCACTGGGTTGCTCCCATTGGTAATTGACCAGTTCTCTTCTCAAATTCTCGCAAGACCTGGTAATGAATATCTTATTTCTCTTAATGTACTCGGTGACTTTATCTATTCCACCCTGGACATCATTGTTCGCACCAACAACAGGGATGTTCATCTGTCTATATCTATTGCCGATGGTCTCTGGATCGTCCTTCTTTCCTGCTCCTGTAGATGGATCGATCACATAGGTCTCATATCTTCCTTCACCCTGGTAGGCTTTAATGGCTCTACAATGGTATTCAGCATCCTGACCTGCTTCGTAATGCTCTCTGTATATCCATATCTTATCATCATTATCCACAGCACCCCACAATACAGCAGTTGGATTGGTCCTTCCGTGATCTATGGCAATGAATCTTCTCCAGGATGGATCAGGATTAAAGTCATTGACCATATGAATACTTGGTTCAAAGTCAGGATATATCTGTCCTTCAAAAGCATCCCAGGATCCGTACAGATACCTGTTCACCCATATCTCGTTATAATTCTTTTTTAGACTATCAATATAGCCATCTGGTAGATTATCCTTGTTCTCTTCGGTCTTGGCGTTGAACATAATGTTACCAGGGATAGGATCGTGTATAAATCGATGCCAAACCCAGTTATGCCCCAAAGGGTTGCCTGTGATCCAGCATTGCGGAGTGGCTACCGCCCTTAATCGACCAAGTAGCGTAAGGAATACCTCTTCAGATACTTCTTCAGCCTGGTCTATGTAGAACCATCCCAGGTTGATCGATAGTAACTTTGCAGGATCATCCAATGACCTGAATATGATCTCGTGACCATTGGCGAAGATGCACCTGTTTTCCTGCTTTTTGTACTCATAATGAATACCTGGAAGGAATCCAATTAAGTGTAATAGTTCAAAAAATGTTCTCTGTGTTGAATCTCTTAATTCTGGGTAGGTCTGCCTTGCGATCATCCCTAATTGTGGTGGCTGTTCAGGATCTAACACCCTGGTTATCCCTTTCAAGATACCAGCAAAGGTCTTCCCATTACCAATTCCACCAAAGAAAGCAACCACCTGCTCTTCACACTTGGTGAACCTGGCCTGATTTAGATTAAGGTCTATTGCTTTAGACATCTGCAAGGTTAATATTTACTACAGGCATCTTGATCTCTCCATCTACCTGATGTTTCTCTGTGAACATCGCCAGGTGTTTCCCCTGGAGTTCACTTGCTTTCAAACTGACATTATATTGCTCACTTCCCTCTGCCTTATCCCTCACTCTTTCAATATCTTTCAATACTTTTTCAGCAGTCAATTCAACCTTCTTCTCTCTAATTGCTTTTAAACGGTCTATTTCTTTCTGTATGTCAACTTTTGTCAACAACTTACTTCCAATAGTTCTTGCTGTCTTTTTGCTGTATCCTGCTCTTATACAGGCTTGTGCAGAATTAAGGTCAATGAGATATTCCTGGCAGAACATCTTTTGTTTATCGGTCAGTTTAGGCGTAGCCAATCAATACCTCTCTTGGGTGGTATCCTGCCTGGATCGCACTAATTGCCAAATGTGCCCAGAGCAATTGAATGTCATCAAAGTCATCAAATCCATAATCTACTTCAATGGTGGGTTCATAACTCATCCCAGTTGGCCTGTGGATGTTCGTCTGGTTGATTCAGGTTTAAAGTGGGAGATGGAGACCTGTCAGTTTGACCACGATGGTAAACCCAGGCTCCTAAAAAGAAAGCACACAAAGTAATGATACCTTGTACGATATAAAATGAAACTTCACCCATTATTAAGAATAATTTCCTAATGAGCGTTAGGTGAAATCCATACTAAAATTACTTTTTATGAAAGTTTCTTCTGTCCCATTTATTCAGGTAATACAAAGCAGTAATATATACGATCAATACAGGGATCATTATGTCGTGCCTATGATTGATCAACTCCTGCCATAAAAATTCATTCATCTTCTTCCTCTTTTGGATAGGTTACATCACACTCTGTACAGGACCAGATACCATCTTCTTTGGTTATATCATCCCGATCGGTCTCACATAGATCACAATGCCTTCTGACATTCTCACAGATCGGACATACCTCTCTCTGTTTACCAAAGGTGACAAAGTCATTGTAGTGGACTATCTTTTTTTCTTTGTTACCATTCAATGATCTTCGGTACTCCCAGCATCGATCACAGTTCTTGCAATACTTGATGTCATCATCTGCCTGACTACCGACATTACTGTGTCTATTGTAATGTTTTTTCTGCCTGGTCCTGGCATCGGTCATCTGCTTGGTTGATGTTTTAATTATATCTTCGATCAAGCGACAACTCTCATCTTCCAATTAACCTTTTCAAGAACCTCTTCATCGGTCATTGTAGTTCTTTTTTTTGGCGGTGCAGGGTTATCACTTGCCTTTCGATGTTTATACTCCCATTCCTTCAAATATTGCTCACCACAATCACAAAAGGTTTCTTCGGCACTGATGTTCCCTACACCCTCTTTGGTCTTATCACAGCCATAACAGATGTACTTATACTTCTTTTCCTTTTTTGGTTGGACCATTACACTTTGTGTACCACTGGAAAAATTGAAAGCGTTCACATTAGCCTTCCAAGTATTCATACGCCTGGACATATCAAATACCTTCTCCATCTCCCATCGCATCTTCTTACCACCTTCATTGTGGGCTCCCCAATGATCAATGAACTTATCGATCTCCTGTTTGGGTAATCCTTTTTCCTTACCTACCTTGTTTACTTTTTCTGAAAAGATTGCAAATCTCTCTTTGAGTGTGGGCGTTGAATTTTTAGCAACGCCACTATTATTTCTTTTATTTATCTTATTATCTTTTATTATAGTAGTACCACCTGGTGTACCACTTACTGTACCACCTACTGTACCACCTACTGTGTCAACTACTGTGTCAGCCTGTCCCTGATATTTCTCATAATTCACGATTTTCACGACGGTAAACCCAAATTCGGTGTGTGTGTCAACCATTGTGTCAGCCTTTAGCCTATTTATGAATTTTATGACCGTATTCTTGGACCACCCCCATCTCAAGGCTAATGCCCTGAATGATGATGGAAACTCGCCTCTTTTGATCGTAACAATGGTATCTTTATAGGGTTTTTTAACCTCTGAATAGTTCGCCATCATTAGCATATCCATCCAGGCTCGTAAGTACCTGGGATCTTCCCATACCCAATGATCTCTTAATTTCTTTTGAACACTTATCCAACCTTTCATAATGGAAACTCCATATATCGGTAGAACCAATTCCTACCTTTTTCTTGTTTATTCTTTGCTGTTTCTACTGCCAACAACAAAAACTCCTCTTGTTTGTATGGTACATAAGCAATGATGTTTTTTGGCTCATACCATACTGCGATCACATCTATATTGCTCTTGACATACTTTGATAATTTTATCTCGATACAGGTCCCTCTTAATGCCCTCTTTGCCTTAACCTGGACTCGCTTTAACGCTTTTCCTGTATCCACCACCAGGTCACATCGATTATCATCTACGACACTTTGATATACATCTAATCCCTGGTTGATCAATAGATCCCTGGACACTGCCTGTTCCCCTTCCCAGCCAAATCGTTTTGTGAATGCCATTAAACCTTCCTTTTTATTGCAGTGTCCATTTGTATACCTTTGTATAGGTGCTATTCACAACTGACCATTTACTCACATCTGTATAACTAATTTTTTTGATTTCAGCATCTTTGTCCCCAAAAATAACAAATACATACCAATCACATATCTTTTCAGGATTATTGTGAGCATCGTAATTCACCATTAAATAACCCTTGTCTCGTTTTGCACCCTTAATGTCGTAGGTCTCACCACTAATAACCAGGTCTGCACCCACAACAGGCTTTGTGTCTATCATTGGGCTAAAGTAAGCGTGAGACACATTGCTCTTTTCCCATATAATATGTCGCACTATTAACTCTGCCTTAATTCCCATTATACTTACAGCCTTTTCCTGTTTACCACGATATTTATCTGTATTCTTGTTGTAGATACTTGCACTGATCTTTGTCCTACTATCTGCTAATTCTATAGACAGATTTGAAACCCATACTGGCACATCCACTTTCACTTCTTATCTACGACCTGTTTAATAATGGTACAGAACCGTAGATTACCCATCTTCTTATTGGTATGGTCCTCACACAGATCCTGGATCCGCTTCAACTTGGTAGCCAGTACCCTGTTAGCCAGGTTATGCTCCCCAGCAGTCTTGACCATCTTCTCATATTTCTTTCTACTAACTAATGGTAGTTTCATTTCATCAACCTTTTTACTTTCTGTGCAACTGCCTGAACCACATCAACGGTCACTGCATTACCACATTGTTTATATCTCTGTGTATCGCTCATTTCTACGACTTTTCCATCAAACTCTCCATAAGCATTCCAATCATCAGGAAAGCCCTGCAATCTGCAAGTTTCTATTGGTGTCAATCTTCTAATTTTAGATTCTATCTCAACTGCCTGTGCATTGCCAGTATCCAAACAATAAGAGTTCCCATCGTTCCTTGATAATGGACCAGTACCACCCTGGTTTGAATCACCACTTCTTGGATGTGTTGTATGGGCTATCACGCTTTCTTTTTTTTGTGCATTGAGTTCACTCTCAATAATGTACGATCCGTCCCCTGTTGCTGTGTACCTTGCTTTAAGGGTATTTGTATATTGTCTCTGTATCCCATTAACCTCTTTACAGTTTTCTCCGATAGGAAATACTTGTGGTCTACCTCTGTCTCCAAGATAGCAGACAATGTAGATCCTTTCCCTGTTCTGTGGGATGGAGAAGTTGCGAGTATTAAGTAGTTCGCACTCAACGGTATAACCAATGTCGGTAAGAACTCGGTAGATCGTAGCAAATGTTCTTCCACTGTCGTGGTGAAGTAAGCCTTTAACATTTTCGAGTACCACACAGGGGATGGGCTTTTCAATGTCTCGGTAATATCGGAGTATCCGTGCAATTTCAAAAAAGAGAGTACCTCTGGTGTCATTAAATCCTTTTCGTTTTCCAGCCACACTAAATGCTTGGCACGGAAATCCTCCACAAAGGATGTCAATGTGATCTGGTAGATCTCGTTCTGGTTGAATAACTGTAATGTCTCCAATTTCTACTGCCTTTGGAAACCTGTGCCTGTACACTGCACTTGCATATTTATCAATTTCGCTGAATCCAACCCAATCAAACTCATACCCTGCCTGTTCAAAGCCTTTATGAAAACCACCGATACCACTAAATAGATCAAGCATTCGCATCTCATTCTACACCCTTGATCTGGACTACGGTCCTGGGATTCTCTGAATACTTTTTAATGGTCTTTAAATGACACACCTGGCTGTCATCCTTGTAGAACACTCCATTTAAGGCATCTAATACCAGTTTTACATAGTTATCGATGTCTGCCCTGGATGTATGCCAGGTCGGAGCATTATCCTTTAACATATGGGAATACTTGCCTGTTCTAAAATGTGCCTTTGGTCGGGCGACATAGAACTCAAGTGTCATTGAGATAGGTCCATATTCGGGCGATTTGGGAGCCATATTTAGCACAGATGCTAAAAAATAGCGTTTATCCGCCTTACTTGGATCGTAGGTGTGTCCGCTTCTTAAATGTCTGTGGCGTTTAAGGGCAACTGGTGAGCCCTCTACAGTTAATTCTATCATATGGTATGTGGTTACCGTTCATAGTTATCGTCTTAAAAATTCTGAAATTCTATCACAAGCAAAAGGTAGAAAGATCAGGCTAATAACCAAGATCCCTACACTTGTTGCAAAGGTCCATAGATTTAATATCCATTCATATATCATTCTTCCCCCTTGTTATTATCCCAGAGCCTATTGGCATAATCTGTGAGTCTATCTACCAACTGCTGGGCATTGTTTACTTTATCGTAATCCTTTGACTCCTTTCCTTCCACAATGACCTTACCCAACCCTTCCATTATTAATGTCATATCATAGGTGGTAATGCTATTTGGCTTTTTTTCGTGTCTCTTATGCTGTATCTGTATCAAGGCACAGGATAGGTACACCGCAAGGTCCAGGCACTCTTCAAGCCCTTCCTCTACCATATCCCTTTTATCTTCCAGGCTGATGGTATCGCCATATTTCTTGGCTCCCAGGTCCAACCGCTTTTGGACTCGGTCTATGACCATTTCATTTATCCTGTTTGATTCTGACATATTCTTTTCTTAACCTGTTTATAAATTCTTTAAACTTTTGTGGGGGGACCTGCCAAAGTGGTTGCCAACCTAAATACATTCTTTTCATTTGTATCACTCTCCGCACACCTAACCCTTCTGGATAATCCAGTTGGGCTCTTGAGTATGCTATTTGACAGGTTTCCCATTCCTTGCTTCCTGAATAGTCTTTAGGCAATGTATTGGTTTAATATTTCTAAAGTATCGGTATCCAGATCCTTAACATTGGTTTTGATCCATTTCATATAATCTGTACCAATTTCTGCCTTACCTTTATCATCAACAGTATCGATTAATGCAACCTCTGACCATTGCATTCCTTTGTATTTTTTAAAGTTGCATACAGAATCCTTTGTGTTACCATTGCCATTACTTGCACCATTCATCTGTTTCTTTGCTTCTTCTACCTTACCATTCAATAGATCCTGGTTACGCTTTGGCTGTTGTTGTGGGAACTGGCTACCATCATCTTTTGTAATGGTCCTGGCTTTAGGCTCTTCAGCGTATTTCTTCTTTAGATCATTGACATACTTATTGTCATCGAACTTCCCAAGAAATACATCTGCATTAAATCCAAGTTTAGATAACCCTTTTGTAAGTGCATCTGTTGCTACAGACTTAACACAATCTGGTTTAACCTGCATACTACTGTGTAAAGGAATCTCATTTACATCTATATTATCCCCATCAGATCCATAATAATAAAATAGAATGGCTTGATAAATGACCATACCTTCGATAAAATTAAAGGTCTCATCCTTGACACCCCAACCCCATCCCATTGGTCCAAACCGTTCAGTAGCAGTCATTATTTGGTACTGTGCATCAATGGCGGTGAAACCACCTCGCTGATTAACATATTTAGTATATTTGGGATCTGTTGTACAGACATCATTCCAAATCCTCATTTTGTTATGTTTCATATTCTCTCCTGTTATTTAAGTCTTAATGTCCTAACTGGGTTACCTTCCTTGAGATACTTATCATATAGTTCAGGATGGTCTACCTTAAAATCCTTCTGGTTGAACGATGTCCTGGGCTTACTATTTCTCCAGGTAACAAGAGTATCCTCACCATAGGTAATAGACTCTGCACTTTCCATCGTTCTTTTAATGTCCAATTCCAGTTCCTTAATGGATTGGTCCATTTCTTTTTTTGTGGCCTTGAACTGCTTTAAGGTCTCTATCTTTGTAGCCAGTTCAGGTGATGCTTCCAGGCTATGCCCATTTGCCTGGGGATATAACTCTTTAATGTCACTATCTGTAGTGGCTTCAGGTGGATGTTGTGGTACAATATGGTTGAACCAAAAATCCACACATTTATTGACCACCATATCCGCAAAATCCTTATCGTAATCATACTCCTGTATCTCAAATGATTCTGGACCAGCATACCCAAAAGTGAGTATGGCTACATAAGCCTTCTTCATTCCTGTTATAGCCATCTGTCCCTGGATCTGTGTATAATACTGAATAGGTAATTCAGCACCCCAAGTGTCCCTGGCAACCGAGGATGCGGTTTTGATCTCTAACACTGATCGGGTTGTATCAGCGTGGTGTATGACACCATCAAGATTTGTTGCCAGGAAATCATACTTGGGATGAAATCGTACATAACCATCTATTGCTACCTTACAATCCATTTCTTCTTCTACCCATTTAGCGACCATTGGCTCTATGTCCCTACCTAACTTCATACGAATGTTATCAAATGATTCGTAGCCATTTAACTTGTCGCTGTAAATACCTAATGGGCTCTTATACTTATTAAATATTCCTGCAACCACAGCCCACTCACTGCTACCGATATAGGTCTTTCTTAATTCCAGATCCAGGTCTGGTCCTTGTTTAATTGGCTCTCTCATAATACTCCATCCCTTATGATGTAAAACAAAAATCCGAATACAATAAATAGGACAAGCATCGCTTCTAATAATTCTATCAAATTATCTAATCTATTCATCATCTAACTCCTCTCCACAATCCAGGCAGAACCAATAGGTATAATATTGATGCTCCTCTCTGCCATAATGATCCTCACCCTGTTCAACCTCTTTATGCTCACAAAGGGTTGCCCCACCTGGTTGTAGTTGTGGTTGCGGAGCGAGGCTCGATAAGTCCTCACCAGATGGGGCGGAGCGTGTTCTATCT